CAGGGATCACGTTCTGCCGTCAGGCGTCGGGCATCGGGCGGACCCAGTCGTTTCTTGCATCCAGCCGCTGGCGTGATCTCGCCGGCCAGACACAGCCGGGGAAGGGCCTTAATCGGGCCGTGAAACTTTTCTATATAAAGTGGTGTAAAGTGCTTGACTATGCACCGCAAAAGAGTATAATTAAAGAGGATCAAATGAGGGGCGGACATATACCAAGGCGGCCGGACAAGCCCCTCGCCGGCCAGATCCGACGAAGGAGGACGACGAAGATGTTAAACAAGGAAATCAATTGGAAGAAGGAAGATGAAAGCATCAACAAAAGCCTGATGTACGGGAAGACGATCGACGAACTGTTCGATGAGATGATCGACGAGACGCCCTGGACGAAAAACGCGTGGGACATGCTGAACGTGATGACCGGTTATCTGGGAACCGAAGGAGCACCGACGATCGACGCTGGGATCTTCCTGATGAAGTTTGTGGAGGCTGTCATCGACGGCCGCATCGAATGGAAAGAGAGGTAAATGATGAAAGCAAAGGCATTTAATTTGTTTTGCGAAGAGGTCCGGACGGCGAACACCGTTTCGCCGGTCTGGCGCTTCGCGGAATACTGGGACGGCATGACGAAGACCCAGCGAGCCGCGATGGCAGAGATCCTGGACGTCAAGCCGGAGGTCGGCAAGATCGACCGCTACGGGCAGGTCGTCTATCTGTTCCCGACCGGGAGGGAGTGGACGGCATGAAGATCATCATCGGGACGCGGAAGGAACAGATCGAGCTGCAGGGCGTGACATGGATCATCTGCGACACATGCGAGCTGCGGCTGCACACGGACGGCGAGCAGGCCGTTATCGAGGAGGTAAAAGATGAAAAAGACATTTGAGATCGCGCTGGGCGTCCTTGCCTGCCTGGCCATGAACGGCATCATCTTCTGGATGCTTTGCAAGTGGGTGATGGCATGAGGCGCGTCAGGTTGTCCATCAACATTCCGGCGGAGATCATGGACCGCCTGGACAGATTAGCGGCGGAGGCTAATACCAGCCGTTCACGGATGGCTGAAAATATACTATTATTATTCACGAAGGACATGGATAAGGAGGAAGAAGACCATGGCGAAGAAGAGTAACGAAGAGAAGAAGCCCGATTTCAACATCACCGGAATGCGCGTCGCGAACGTGAGGAAGCTGTCCGACACCGTCATCGCGTTCAGCCTGCTGGGCAACGGCCTGGGACTGTACAACCTGAAGGTGTTCAACGGAAGCAAAGGAAAGTTTATCGCAACGCCGCAGACGAAGGGCAAGGACGGCAGCTGGTACGATCAATATGCTGTATACCTCACGTTTGAGGATCAGGCGAAGATCATCAAGAAGGTCGAAAGCATGATCGAAGACGAGCCGGCGGACATTCAGTTCTAATCGGTAACGCATCAGGGCCGGGAGATCTTCCCGGTCCTTTTCATTATGGAGGTACAACATGGCGAAAAAGTGGCCTATATCAAGAAACGAATACAATGAGCTGGACAAACTGGCGAAGAAAGCTAATCAGCGCCTGGCGTCCATGAAGGAAGGCCAGCGGCAGGCCGTAGAATACTGGACGAAGGGCGAAAAGTTTTCCAGAGCCGTTCCGAAAAGTCGCGCGGAGTATAATCAGCGCATGCGGGACGTGGAGCGTTTTCTGGCGGCGGAAAGTACGACGCGGCGCGGCTGGGAGAAGATCAAGAAGACCGCGGTCGAGAGCGCGGGCCGTACGCTCCGCTCTGATCGTAAGTATGACCTGACGGATCAGGAGCTGGCGAACATCTTCAAAGAGGTGGACAAGAAGTCCCAGCGCCAGCTCTATAAGATACTGGACATCGTTCAAGCGAAAAAGTACGACGCGGAAGCAAAGGGAAAAGAGTTCAACAACGACGCGCTGCAGCAGGCGATCAACCAGGCCGTGACGTCGCACATGAGCGCGGCGGACGCGATCAAGCGCAAGACAAACGCGAAGAAAAGAAAACAGAAAGCAGCGAAGGACTTGAGAAAATGAGACAGATCAGATACGACGCGGACGTGATAACGATCTATGAATATGAAGAAACGGAGCGGCTGCTGCATGATCTGGCGGAGCGCTACGAGGAAGACATCACGATCGAGCGGCGCGGACAGAGGAAGCGGAAGATCGCTTTCTATAATTATCCGTGCGCCTTCGACATCGAGACGACAACGGTCGCGCCGGGTCAGCTGGATTATGATCCGGGTCCTGACGCGGCTCCGGTCGCGTTTCCGTATCTGTTCCAGTGGTGCATATACGGCCGCGTGATCATGGTCCGGACGATGGAGCAGGCGCTGGACGTGTTTCGCTGGATCGCGGAGGCATTCGGGACGGACGAGACGACGAAGCTGGTGATCTTCGACCACAATCTCGGTTATGAATGGGCGTTCTTCCGGGATCTCTGGGAGGTCGTGCCGGGCGAGTGTTTCGCCCTGGATGAGCATCATCCCGTGACGGTCATGCTGAAAAGCGGACTGATGATCCGGGACAGCTACAAGATGACAAACATGAGCCTGCAGACCCTGACGAAGGACTGGTCACCGAAGTGGAAGAAGGAGCCGGAGCTTATGGACTACTACAAGCTCCGGACGCCATACGACGAGCTTGACGACGAAACGCTTCTGTACTCCGCGCTGGACGTTCTGTCCCTGTCTGACGCCATGCGTCCGTTTTTGCGGGCGCGCGGCGAGGAGATCTGGACGCGCTGTCCGACGTCCACTTCCTTCATCAGGCAGCGGCTGAAGCAACGCGTCGGCGTGGGAGAGCATCACCGGAGCGCGGAGCAGAAGCGCTACATGAGCCTGATACACGGCATGGAGATGGACGCGGAACGCTTCACGCTGCTGCAGGAACTGGCGCGGGGCGGAAACACTCACGCGAACCGGCACTATATAGGCCAGGAGCTGGACGATCTCTGTCACTTCGACATCACGTCCAGTTATCCCGCGCAGATGGTCTGCTATGACGAGTATCCGCTGGGCGAGTTCGTGGACCTGGAGGACGTGGAGATCGACGAGCTGCTGGCGATCTCGGAAGACTATTGCACCATGTGCCGCATCTGCCTGATCGACCCGTCGCTCCGCCGTGACATCGACGTGACCGTCCCTTATATCGCGACGGCGATCTGCAGCAGCATATCAGGCCGCGCCCATTATTCTGACAACGGCCGTTATATCGACGGTGCCCATCAGCTGGTGATCAGCGTCTTCGGCGTGGAGCTTCCGATCATCATCGGACAATATGACTTTTCTGACATCATCATCCTGAAAGCATACGCGGCTCCAAAAGGCTATTTGCCTGACATCATCCGGACGTTCATCCTGGACCTTTACAAGGACAAGACGGAACTGAAGGGCATCGAAGGACAAGAAGTCGAGTACGCGCTGGCGAAGACCTATATAAACGGAGTGTACGGCATGAGCTACACGAACCCGATCCGGCAGTCTTATGAGTTCATAGACGGCGACATCCTGCCGGCGGAGCCGAAGGATCTGGAAGAGGAGCTGCAGCGCTTCCAGCGTTCGACGTCGTACTTCCTGCCGTATGCCTGGGGCGCCATGACGGCCTGCCTGGGCCGCGTATACCTGCAGAAGATGATCGACTGCGTCGGATCCTCTTTCGTATACGCGGACACGGACAGCGTTTTCGCGATAGACTACGAGGAGAGCAGCGCCGCGATCAGAGCGCTGGAAAAGGACCTGACGGAGCGGCAACGGCAGTGCGGCCTGCAGATCGTTTACAACGACAGAAAAGGAAGGCCGCAGGAGCTGGGAAGCATATCGGAGGAGCCGCGCGTCGAGAAGTTCAAGACTTTCGGCGCGAAGAAGTACGTCACCGTGGAAGACGGCGAGCTGCACTGTACCATCGCAGGCGTCCCGAAGAAGACCGGCGCAAAGGTCATCGGCACGATCGACCGCTTCGAATTGGGTCTGAACTTTGCCGGGACAGACACGGGCAAGCTGACGATCTGGTACAACCCGGACGATGGCATCGTGCTGCATGATGATCTGGGCCGTCCGATCAGGGTCAGGGCGAACGCTGCCATGCTGCCGTGCAATTATCTGCTGGGGATCTCGGAGGACTTCCGGAGTTGTCTCTGGTATGAGAACGTTACGTCAAGGTGGGACTATGAGATCCTGCCGGAATAGGAGGAATATATGAAAACCATTATGAAGATCATGGAGAAGAAGGGATATTCTAATCATCAGGCTGTCCTTTTAGTTTCGGAAGATATTGAAGGCGTCAGAACGATGAAGATACACGGACCAAAAGGCTGCCTGATCAGTATTCCCTGGGAGGACGTCCTGGAGGCCGGCATGGAGTTTGTGAAGAAGGTGGCGGAAGAATGAGCGGTTGGTATTACATCATATATAAAGACGAGAAGCCGCCGGAGAAGAAGCCGGTCACAAAATGCACGATCTGTAAAATGCTATATGAAGGGTCTGATGAAGAGCCTGACTGTGAACAATGTGAGGTGCGGAAACAATGAAGAAAACATATAAAACCACTATATCCGTATGGCAGAAAAAGCCTTACGGAGACGATGGTCCTGAACTGGTATTCGAGTTTCTGGAAGATACACTGACGGCGAGGCAGTTCACTGCCGTGCTGGACGGAGCGCTTGAAAATGCTGGGCGACCTTATGAGATAATGCTGAAGGAGATAATCATCCATGAAGACTGACATCTATACCCCGGACGGATGGCTGGACGTTCCTGCCCTGGCGGCGCGCGGCTGCTGGCTGAACGTGATCACCGGGCCGCGCCAGGTCGGCAAGACCTACGGCACGCTGAAATATATCATAGAAGAGAAACGTCCCTTCATCCTGATGCGGCGGACCGTGGAGGAGGTTCAGTTCCTGGGCATCAATACGGAGGTGAACCCGTTCAAGGTCTTCGAGCCGGAGCATGAGATCAGCATGGACCGCGCCGGCAAGATCCTGAACATCAGCGAAGACGGCGAGATCATCGGCATCTGCCTGGGCTTGCCGACGGTGGCCACGATCAGAGGCTTCTCCGCGTCACGCTTCACAGACATCATCTTCGACGAGTTCATCCCGGAGAAACACGTCATCCAGCGCAAGACGGAAGGCGACGCGCTGCTGAACGCATACACGACGATCAACGGCAACCGCGAGCTGGAAGGCCGTCCGCCGGTCCGCCTCTGGCTGCTGGCGAACAGCAACAACATCAACAGCCCGATCTTGACGTCGCTCGGCCTTGTGGATCCGATCCTTCGGATGCGCGAAAAAGGTCAGGAAGTCTTCCAGAAGGACGGACTTCTCATCGTGCAGCCGGGCAACATGAAGATCATCAAAAAGAGATCCGAAACGGCCATGATGAAGCACCTGAAGAAAACGAAGAGCGCTGAGCGCTTCACCGGCATGGCGCTGGAAAACGAGTTTTCCTATAACGACCAGACGCTGGTCGGAAAGATGCCGCTGGGAGGTCTGAAGCCTCTGGCCGGGATCGGCATGGCCTACGTCTGGCAGCGGGACGACGGTTTCCTGTATATCTGCAGAGCGCCGCACCGCACCGATATATATGAAGACAGTGAATACATGCGCGAGCGTTTCCGGGATGACTACTGGTGGATATTCGACCAGTACAGGAGCGGGGAGATCCGCTTCGCTGATCTGCATCTGCTGGAGTTTATAAAAGCCTTGTTTGACATCAAGTTTTAGCGTATACTTAAGTATAGAGGTGCTTGGTTTCTTTCACTCCTAAATCTTCCTGTGGATAATGCAACCAAACGACGCAAAAGGCAGACCTGTTCCCGGTCTGCTTTTTGTGTTGACATAATAAATAATATTATGTAAACTGTCCTTGGAGGACAGGAAGCCATTACGCAAACGGCCGGAAGCCGTGGCAAGGGTCCGCGTCCCGATCCTGTTCTCCTTCGGACGCAACCCTTCGACGTGGAGGTGAATATAAATGGAAAACATCGTTCAGATCGTGGCGCAGCTGGGCTTCCCGATCGCCATGTGCTTGCTTATGTTCTGGTACGTTACGAAGAAAGACGAAGCGCACCGGGAAGAAATGAACAAGATGAGCGAGGCTGTAAACAATAACACGCTGGTAATGCAGAAGCTGATCGACAAGCTTGGAGGAAACTGATGAGCCATCACATCTGGAGAAAATACTATTATCCGCAGAACGGCGGAGGCGGAGGCGGAGGCGGAGGATCTCCCGTCTATACCGCGGCACAGTTCATCGCGCGCGCGGAGCTTGCCTTCCAGCAGATCACATGCTACTGCTCCGGCGGCTGGGGCCAGCCTCTGAACGCGGCAAACAAGGTGCGGATGATCAATAAAAACAGTTTCAATTATACGTATAGAAACATCATCAACGCGCAGCCGTCGAACAGTTTCGCGTTTGACTGCATCTGTCTGATCAAGGGCATCCTCTGGGGCTGGAACGCCGACGTCAACGATCCGAACGGCGGCGCCGTCTACGGATCCAACGGGGTGCCTGACATCGGTGAAAATACGATGATCACGCGCTGCACCGATGTTTCGACGGACTTCTCGACCATCGTCCCCGGAGAAATGCTATGGATGGACGGCCACGCCGGGATCTATATCGGCGGCGGCCTCGGCATAGAATGCACGACCGGCTTCGGAGAATGGGGCGTGATCAAGAGCGCCGTCGGCAACATCGGGCCGATCTCCGGCTATCATACGCGGTACTGGACGAAGCACGGCAAGCTGCCGTATATCTCTTATCCATGACCGCGGCCGGCCGGAACGACTGACATCACCATCGAACAGGACGGACGCAAAGTCGTCTGCACCGGTATATATAAAGATGGGCACAACTATATCATGCTGGCCGACCTGGACAAACCGCTCGGCTATGCTACAGTAACATGGGACGCGGCAAAGAGGCTCCCGATAGTGAAAACGAAGGAGGTCATCAAGTAATGGCAAAAATGAGTTTCGAAGAATGGAAACTTCGTCGCGAATACGACGAATATCTGAAGAGCCAGGACGAACCGTCTGAAGCTCCGGCAGCAGAACCGGAGAAGCAGGCGGAACCTGAACCGGCTCCGGAAGCTGCTCCGGCTATGGGTCCGGCGGAAGACTACCGCGCGGAGCTGAACGAGATCCGCGAGCAGATGAAGAAAATGGCGGCAGCCCTGTCTCCGTCTCTGGGTGACGTACAGCCCGTCGGGATCGAAGACGTTGTAACTAACTTTTTCAAACAGTCTTAAACGGAGGTAAAAGCAAATGGCAAATACCCTTACCCCGGTTGATGTTTATGCTATCGTAAACGCAGCCGCAGCTGAAATGTATGGAGAGCAGTCCACGCTGCAGGCGCAGGACACGTCTTCTTTCGTGAGCATCGGCGAACACATGCTTCGCACTGGCTACACTACCACTCTGAACGCGCTGTCCACCGTGATCGCGCGGACCATCGTCGCAGTCAGACCTTACAGAGGCAAGTTCGAGATCATCGCCCGCGTTCCTGAAGAATGGGGCGGCATCACCCGCAAGATCTCGTTCTATGCAGGCAAGTTCGAAGCGGAAACGATGTGGAACACCGACATCAACGCCACCAACCTGGTCGACGGCAACAGCATCGACCATTACAAGATCACGAAGACCTACCCGCTGGAAATGAACTTCTGCGGCACGAAGGTCATCAAGAAGAGAGACACCACGTTCGCAGATCAGCTCGATCAGGCATTCCACTCTGAAAGCGAGTTCTCCGACTTCTATTCCGCAAAGATGGTCGCCATCGCGAACGACATCGCGCTGGGCTACGAAGCGGAGAACAGACTGCAGGTCCTGAACGCCATCGGCGCGACCTACAACGTCGGCGCGACCAGACAGAAGGTCGATCTGGTGGCAGCGTACAACGCTAAGTACGGCACGTCGAAGACTACGGCTGACCTGCTTGGTCCTGACTTCAAATCCTTCTGCGAGTTCTTCGTTGCGAAGATCAAGGGAGACATGGAGCTGATGAGCGAATACAACAGCCTGTTCCACATCTACCCGGCGCGCAACGACGACGGCGGCAACGCTCTGACGCTGCTCAGACATACCCCGGCGGAAATGAGACGTCTGATCATGTACAGACCCATTTTCCGCGATGCGGAGGCCACCATCTTCCCGTCTCTGTTCGATCCTTCCTTCCTGCGTATCCAGGATTATGAAGGCGTCGAATACTGGCAGAACCCGAACGTACCCGAAGCGGTCAACATCAAACCGAACCAGCTCAACACCGTGACCGGCCAGGCCGTCGACGGCTCTGCCGTCGCGCTGGACCACGTCGTCGCGCTGCTCTTCGACCGCGACGCCATCGCGACGAGCCTGAAGCTGCAGAAGACCATCACCACGCCTGTAAACGCGGACGGCGACTACTTCAACACCGTCTATCACTGGGCGTTCCAGTTCAAACAGGACCAGACCGAAAACATGATCCTGTACTATCTGCCTTAATAAAGGAGGTAATCCATGAGCATCCCTCTGAAACTGGGTACAACCACGAAGAGGGTCAACAGCACTGCCGTGCCTGACAGTACGCTCTGGACTAATTACGACGTATACCTGAAGCAGGACACGAGCCTCGAACGGCCCGTGTTCCTGCTGCAGGCTACCGCCGCGACATTAGCCGGCTACAATTACGCGGTAGGCGCCGGCCTTCTTTATGGCTTTTACTGGATCGTCGACATCGTTTCCGTCGCGGAAGGCAGATGCGAGGTCCATTGTGTGCGCGACGTGCTGGCGGACAACAAAGCTGCCATCATGGCAACCAGCGCATTTATAGAATACGGCTTCAATACGTTCGACGCGGGTGACAGCACATACCGCGTCAGCGATCACCGTCAGACCATCAGCGAGACGCCGACGCAGTACACGGCAAGCGTGGACCCGTCCGGCGGACGCATCGGCACCGTCGGCGTATACGTGCTGCAGGTCGTCGGATCCGGCGATTTGAACGCCAGTCCCGTCCGGCATGGAGGCGTAAAGACCTATCTGTGTGACGAGACAGCTCTGAAAACGCTGATGGACCAGATAAACACCGACCTGGGAGACAGCGTGGACAACATCATCAACAGCGGAGCCAGCCCTGACCAGCAGCTTGCCAGCCTTGCGGCGCTGGATCTCCGGAAGTCTCTGCTTCAGGACAGTGCGATCAACGCCATCAAGAGCTGTCACTGGGTCCCGGTCTTCGGGACCAGCCCGACGACGGAAGAGGTCTGGCTGGGCGACTGGGACGTCGGTTTCCAGCTTCCTGTCCTGTCCAACAACCTGGTGATCACGCAGACGACTTCCATCACCATTCCGTGGCCGGTCAACGACTGGAGACGCAACAACGCGCAGATGGTGCTGTATCTGCCGTTTATCGGAACAGTTCCCATCCCCATCGACCAGTGCGTCGGCGTTTCGTCCCTGACGATCCTCTGGTCGTTCGAGTTCTTCTCCGGCGACATGGCATACACCATTAAGGCCGGAAACTATACCGTATACAGCGGGACCGTCAACGTCGCCGTACCCTACGCCATCGGCACGGCGCGCGTCAGCACGTCCGGAGCTGTTTCCGGCGCGATCCAGGCCTTCGGAGGCGCTCTGCAAATGGCAGGAGGCGCCGTGGATCTCGGGTCCGCCGTCATGGCGAAATCCCTGACGCTGGGCGTCATGGGAGACGCGGCATCCGCCGCGAATACAATGGCAGCAGGCGCGTCGAACATGTTCGGCGGCTATATGCAGACCATCGAGCCGGCTATCACATGCGCCGGATCCATGGGAGGCCTGGCAGGCCTCGGCCAGCCGCTGACCGCGACGCTCTGCCTGATGTACTATCCGCCGCTGGATGACGCCGGCTTCTCGGCATTGTACGGTCATCCGGTCATGAAGATCGCGACGCCGGTAGCAGGCTTCTGCAAGACAAGAGGCTTCAGCCTGGCATCGTCTGACAGAATGGGAGACGTCAGCCTCGTCAACGCTGCTATGGACGGCGGCGTCTTCATCGAATAGGAGGTGATCCATCTATGTGGGTCGATTATGGCGGAATGTACGCGCGCGGACTGTCTGCCGACAAGTACGGCAACGCGTACCCCGACCAGATGCTCCGCTACTGGACGCGGTCCTTCTTCCAGCGCGCAACGGCGCTTTTCACATTTGAAAACCTGCCGGCAAACTGGGACGTGGACGCGTTCAAATATGGGCTATATCGTCGAGGCTTCCTTGTAGGCTTCGAAAGCAAAAAATACGGGCTGGTCATCGTGCCGGCCACCGTCGCGGGCTTCGGTCTGCAGTATCAGCCGACGCACGCGATCATCAATACACCATACTTCAATTTTGACAGGCCGCTCCGCCTGGGCGTCGAGTGTGAGGCCATCAAGCTCACGCCTGACTTCACAGGCATCTGGGACGTGATCACAAAGTATGCCGACGAGATGCGTCAGATCGACACGGCGATCCGTCAGAGCAGCATCAACGCGCGCATGGCTTACGCTATGGTCGCGACGGACGACAAGTCTGCCAGATCCCTGAAGGCCATCGCGCAGAAACTGGCCAACGGCGAGCCTGCTATCGTGTACGACGCGAAGATCCGCAAGACAGGCGACCTGGATCCCGACCGTCTGCCCTGGCAGCAGTTCGACAGAGATCTGAAACAAAACTTCATTCTTCCGGAGCTGATCGAAGCGCGCCGGGCCGTCGTCGATGACTTTTACAAGGAGATAGGCGTCAGGATCCCCGACGACAAACGCGAGCGCATGATCACCAGCGAGGTCAACGCTGACGAGGCGCAGACCTTCATCCGGCGCGACGTCTGGCTGAAGAGCCTGGAAGACAGCCTGCTGAAGTTCAATGCGCTGCTGGGCACGGAGATCTCCGTCAGAGCAAACGAACCGGAAGGAGGCGACGATTATGCTGTTTAATGAACTGCATCAGGGCGGCATCCGTGCGCTTCTCGACTGGGACGACACGCTGTTCGACGGCATGGTCCTGCCGGAAGGTCTGGACGACGAGGACGGTGTGGTCCGCGGTCTGATCGTTGATGACATCATTCTCCGGCACGGAGACACGCCGCTGTTCATCCCGGAGCCGACCGTGATGAAATACTATATCACGTCGTGGTCCACCAGGATGCTGCCTGTCTTCACGCGGATGTATGACGCCTGCATGGCGGAATATGATCCCATCGAAAACTATAACCGCATCGAGGACAGAAGCGAAACGACGAAGGACACGATGGGAAACACCAGAACGCTGAACACCAACACGGCCACGACAGGCACGAACACGACGGAGGACAGCGTCAGCGCGGAAAACGTCACCACGTTCAGCCCTGACACGAAATCTGTCCAGACGCCGAACCTGAACGAAGCGGACACCGGAACGATCGGAGACAGCGGCAATTACAACGGCAGCCTGACGATCAAGTCGACGATCCACGGCAACATCGGCGTGACCACGTCGCAGCAGATGCTGGAGAGCGAGCTGACGCTGGTGCCGAAGCTGGACATTATCCGCATCATCTCGGACAGCTGGGCGGCGGAGTTCTGCCTGGCCGTATACTAAAAGGAGGTCAAAACATGGCCATCAACAACCCTTATATTCCCGGCGATCCGTACAGCTATGACCTGAAGTGGCTCGTCAGGAAAGTGAAAGAACACAGCGCGCTTCTGGAGAACATCGAAAGCACTCTGGACCAGAAGATCGCGGAAGCTATCATGCGCTATCTGGATCAGCATGATCCTGTCTACTATCAGACGGCTCAGGAGCTGATCGACAGTCAAATGAGAGCCGGGTCCATCGCATACATCGAAGGATACTATACGGCAGGAGACGGCGGCGCAAATCTTTATTACGTCACTGACGATTATAACGACATCATCGGTCTTGACTTCTTCCTGACGCTCGGCGCAAATCTCTGGGCGATCCCGGTGATCCTAACGCCTTACGTTACGCCTGAAATGTTCGGCGCGGACGGAACGCATGAAAATGACGAGAAAGCATTCCAGATCATTCTGGACAATTATCCGCACGTTCCGGCATACATCGGCAAGGAATACCGCATCGAGCAGAAGCTGACCGGGACAGATGTCACGTTCATCGGCCTGGCAGGAAATAAGATCACGCATCCGATGATCGACGTATTCGAGTTTACCGGGACGCCAAACATCAAAGGCGTAAACTTTGAAGGAGATCCGGTCGTTTCCACTTCCGACAACGGTCTGCACATCGTGGCCGTCATAAACGGCAGCGACGCGGTCATCGAAGACTGCAGCTTCACCAACGTCGATGCGGAAAGCGCCATCTTCTTCCATAATTCGCCGAAGTGTACGGCAAAAGGAAACACCATCGACACGTACATGTTCATCGGCATCCTGATCGAGAACAGCTCGGACCACGCCATCATCACGGAGAACAGGATCTACGACTGCACCAACACCACCCAGGGCTACGGCATCCAGAGCAACTGTCTGATCGCCGGGACATATTCCAACGGCGTCGTCATCTCTGACAATATCATCGAAGGCGTCGGAGCGTGGGACGGCATCCTGGTGCATGGAGGTCAGGACATCGTCATCAGCGGAAACGTCCTCAGAGGATGCAGGACCGCCATCGACGCCAGCGCGATCTATAAGAACGCGACAAGCATCCAGAAAAACGTCGTCATCAGCGGAAACAGTATGACTTCGACGACCGACAGCGGATATAGTTCAGGCAACCCGAACAGCGGCATCATCGCCGGTTTTGACAACAGCTCGATGAGCGAGAACATCTCGATCGTCAACAACACGATCACGGGCTTCGGACCGCTCACGACCGGAAGCAACGACGCCGGCATACTTGTGCAGCAGTGCAAAGGCTTCAACGTGGCCGGGAACGTCATGACAGACTGCAAGAGAGGGATAAAGTTCAGAGCAAGTTCCGACTATCTGATCGGAGGATCCGTCTCCGGTAATACGACGATAAACATGACCGCAAATCCTGTTTACTTCCTGCAGGGCGTTTTCATCGACATCGCGATCACAGGAAATTCGTTCTATTACGATAAAGGGACCGCGCTCACCGGCTTCAGCTTCGACAACAACAGCCGCTTCATCAAATGCTATGAGAAAAATAACATCTGGGCCGGCTATCTGAATTACATCAGCAGCTCGTCGCTCAGAACGGCGTTTCACATGGAATACACTCAGGCCATCACGACAGGACAGCTTTACAGCGCTTACGATCCGGGAGACAGCTTCAGGATCGTGAACCCGTCGACGTATGAGAAATACATCTGCACGACAGGAGGTATCAACACGTCGACCGCATGGGCCGCAAATACACCCGTCACCAGATACAGTTGGATAACCAACAGCGGTAACGCATATCTGGTAACGAAGAGCGGAACGACCGGAGGATCCGCGCCGGGAACAGGCAACGGCTTCATCACTGACGGAACGGCCGAACTTGTGTACGTAGGAACCAACGCGCCGGTATGGAAGAATTGCGGCGCCATCGTATAAGGCCATAAACAACCGAATACGGCAAGATAAACGTCGTTTGATATGATTTATCAAGCGGCGTTTTTTCTTTGCATCACGGCCCGATTAAGGCCCTTCCCCGGCTGTGTCTGGCCGGCGAGATCACGCCAGCGGCTGGATGCAAGAAACGACTGGGTCCGCCCGATGCCCGACGCCTGACGGCAGAACGTGATCCCTG